GGCACTTCGAGTTACCCCTACGAAATGAGGCAGAGCTACGCCTGTTCGTCGAGAAAGCCTGGGGTGTATCTATTCCTGATGTGCAAGTATGCCCCGATCACTCGACACCCTGGCGAGCTTTTGCAGACGCTTACTTTGCGGTCGCGCCCTTGACGGTATGGCAAGCATCTCGAGGATTCGGTGGAAAATCTTACCTTCTGGCACTTCTCGGATTGACTGAGGCCGCAACGCTCAAAGCAAACGTCAACGTTCTGGGTGGTAGTGGGGAGCAGTCCGGGCGTGTTCTGGAGTACATCGGCGAGTTTTGGAATCACAAAGGATCGCCGCTGGACTTGTTGGCCGGTGACATAAAACGTGAGACGCGCCTGGTATGGGGGAACAAGATCAAGGCGCTGATGGCATCACAGGCGAGCGTGAGAGGTCCGCATACGCCCCGCTTGAGACTCGATGAAATCGACGAAATGTCCCTCGAAATCTTTGACGCTGCGATGGGCCAAACGATGGCCCTGGTAGAAGACGGGGACATCATCGTACCCGCTCAGACGGTAGCGAGCAGCACACATCATTATGCCGATGGAACGATGACGGAAATACTGAAACGGGCAAGGGAACGCAACTTTCCGATTCATACCTGGTGTTACAAGGAAACGAGCGCGGCTGGTGGGTGGCTCTTGCAGTCAGAGATTGAACGGAAACGCTTAGAGGTGACAGATGCGCAGTGGCTCACAGAGTATGATCACCAGGAACCGTCACCAGAAGACCGCGCTATTCGCCCTGAAGCGGTGGCCGCGATGTTTGACAAATCTCGCGGCCACTGGGTAGGCGGCAATCAGGAATACATCGAAGTTGAACCGCCGGTACAGAGATGCGTTGCTTGTCAGGAAGAGACGAGCGATGTGGAAACGAGCAAGTGCCCTGCTTGCGGTGGGAGAGATCTGGAGAGCGCAACGTACAGCACGGGGGCAGACTGGGCAAGGAAAAAAGACTGGACAGTGATCGTGACGTTCCGCACCGATGTTACCCCGATGCACCTGGTGGCCTTTGAACGTTGTGGGCGCTTGCCCTGGCCGGTGATGGTAAGCAAGTTTGACGAACGGGTACAGCGGTATCCAGGACGCGCCGCCCACGACGAAACTGGCATCGGGGATGTGGTGAGAGGGTTTATGAAAAGCGGCGGCGTCGAAGGTGTTATAATGGTAGGGCGGGCGCGTTCGGATATGCTCAGTAACTACATCTCTGCTATTGAGCGCGGGGAATTTGTTGCGCCGATGATTGACTTTATGCACGACGGCCACAGGTACGCCAGTGTGGATGACGTATACAGGGAGGGGCACTTGCCCGATGACATTGCGGCTGGCGCTTTGGCGAATCACGGCGCTAGGAGGGGGATGGGGTTTTGGTAGCAAAAACGACCATCTACATCGTTGAGAATAATGAACTCGTAGAGTATAACCGCCTGGGACAGTGTAACCGATGCGGGGAGTGCTGCGGTATACACAACACGATTAAGTTTTCTATGAAGGTGTCATTTGTGGATTCACTACCAGAAGAGGGAGAAGAACAGGTTTGCTCAAAAGAACCAGCAGATTGGTCTAATTGGGAAGGCTGGTCAATAATTTACGGGCAGGGCACTTGGTTCTGGTTCAAGATTAGTTCAATAGATGATACGCCACACCCCTGTCCCTCACAAGATGAATTAAGCGCTTGTACCATCTGGAAAGACGAAGATGATTTTAGGCCCATCTGCCGTTACTGGCCTTTTCACCCTGACAACTTGATAAAGTTCCCCAATTGCGGGTTTAGTTTCGAGAGGTGCGAAGGTGAGTGAAACCAGATGCTTGTACCACAGAGACGCAGACAAGACGCTTTGTGGTGAACCTAATAATGATTGGCTCACGGCGTCTATCTCTTTTTCAGTTGAGGAGCTATGTCCGCATTGTCTGGATAAACTGCGTGACATATCACATACTGGAGTGACTAAATCATTCTCTGAGCGGTTAGGAGATCGTTCAATTACGCCAGAGGCCATAGAGGCGATCAAGACTGTTGAGGCTGCCGGTTTGCATTGGCGAATGAGTGAGAATTCCCTTGAGCAAAAGACCTTTTTTATCGGCATTCGTTTGCTACCCAATGCACTCACGATAATTGATACGGTAGGTGACGATCTATCCGATGCAATATGCACCGCGTATCAACTACTTTTAGTACGATTGCCAGAAGTTGAGCGAGCACTGGAGTAGCCCTAATGAGTCTTTGGCCTATCGTCGTAGCAGAATGTAGCAATTATCCGTGTGGTGAACGGCGTAGCATATTTGATTACGGCCTAGACTTTGACGACGATCAACAACTTTTTCTAGATGCCCTGGTCGCTGATGGATGGTACGTTACTTTTCGGGCTGAGGAAATTGAGGCAGATGATGACGGGTTTATTGACCCGTATTGCCCGAAGTGCGTCGAGGTAGGCAAGATGTGGACGAGACGTGATCCGGCTTATTGTGGGGAGGGAGTAAAGATGATGAGTGTGCAACCGACAGGACGAGGTTCATCCTATTCTTGGATGCTTTTCGAGCAGGGCATATCGGCAGAGAGGGTGCGTGAGCGGATAGCGGAACTTGAACAGGAACAACTTGCCGCTGCTCAGGAAAAGGCTGCTCTCTTATCTGGACTGTTTGGCGTTATTCAGCGGATTGACGAGGTATTAGAAGATGATGGCAGCGCCGGGGAACGGAAGAAGGGAAAACGCACTATGTAGAAATAAACAGGTGCGATTGTGCATCTGGTATGCGCTGTGATTGTGGCTCGATTCTAACACAGGATGACGTTGAGGAGGTTGTCAATGATAAAGACAGGAAAGAGTCTTGTATTACAAATACGAAATGTAGCCGGTGACTGGATACGCAAATTATTTACCAAAGAATCTAGTCCCAAGTTTCCGAATCCTAGAGAATACTGGACTGCGGGAGGATATGAACCGTATACCTGGACGCCAGCCGATATAGAGGCGGCAATAACAGAAGGGTGGACAAATATTCATCTTCATAAAAATGACGAGTATCCCTATCTCAAAGGAGTTGTATCGGGAAATGACCCAGAAGACAAAGGTAACTGGTATCTCCCAAAGTTGTCTCATCATTTGCCGCTCTGCGCCATTAAAATTGGCGATATACCACGACCTACTCGCATTACAGTTGAATTTGGTGACGAGATTAAAGAGAGAGAGATCGAATGGGATGGCGAGAAAGGCGTGGTAAAATGGATTGACAAAATGTGAGGAGAGAGCGGATAATGAGTAGTTTCCTCAGCTTATTGCAATTTATGGAGCTTCAATTAGGAAATGAAACTAAGTATGGCCGCCTTGTTGACACCGGATCGTTAAGGAAGTCTTTATTGCATCCCGGCGAGGCAGTTAAACGCAAGCCGCAACACTGTGCATATTGCGGTCGGGCAAAACTGATAGGTGTATTGTGCTGCAAGAACTGTGGCAGTGATGAATGGGAATAAGAAAGGCAGGTCAAATGACTACTAACTACATCCGCTGTACCGCCTGCCAAACCCCTATCGCTGAAGTGCAAAACGGTTGCCTGGTCGTCAAGGCCAAGCATCACGGCCAGGAACACACGACCGTCATCCCTATCACAAACCTGGTGCGCCGCTACTGTGGTACTGAGGAAAAGGGGCGCAAGATATTACGGTTGCTTGAGATGGGGCCTGCCCCGGCGGTTGAACTGGTGGCGGCGCTGTATTGTTTCCCCGATGATATTGCCATAGCGTTGAACACACTAGAAGGGCTTGGACTTGTGCAGAGGGAACAGGTTAGGGGTAGAGATATATTTGAGTTGACTAAAGGAGAAAAATGACCAAAAAGAGTAACACTAACTTGACATCCACGTAATTTTGTGATAACCTACCAGGATAACAACAAGGGGCAAAACTTGTTACAGATAAAGGAGAATGATAATGGATGAAATGACAGAACGTGAGGTAAAATTGGAAAAGTTCAAATTGTTTCTGTTCCAATACCTTAATGATAATCTAAAAGAAACGGTAGTCGGTGAGCGGAAGGTTGATTTGAAAGCTGCGGAATTCCACGCAAACCAACTTGTCTTGCGTATCATCCAAGAGGTCTATGGCGAGACGTTGGAATGGGTTAAAGTTGAGTATCCCGCTAACTGGCTAGAACACGCCAAGAAACGGTTTGCTCCTGCGTGGTTCAAGGCGAAGTGGCCCGTACGTCTCGGATATACTGTTATTGAGATGCGTGCATTGTACCCGAAATTATCCCTACCCACAGAGCCGCACAGCCTGAAAGCGCACGTTCGCCAGTCTGAGCCGGGGGCTTGTGTGTCGATGGAATTTGATTCTGAGCAAGGAGAGCAAGATGGATAAAAACGTATCTGTAGAACTAAAAGAGAAAATTCTCAGTTACTATGAAGAGAACAAAGAAGACCTACTGAATTACGCTAGATCAATTCATTCAGAGCGTCGCTATTTGACATTCCCTGTAATCATTGGCGGTGTGATGGATTGGATACGATTTGATACTGAGGAAAACTGCTTTGTTGGAATAACTATCTCTGCCACACAGATAGCCGACGCTCCTTCAGTCGGCTGGGTGCCACTTGCTCCTTTTTACAACGGTGCTGTGATGAGTGAAAAGGCAACGTTTGTTACTATTCCGCTTGCTTGACATCCACGATATTTTGTGTTAAACTAGTGTAGTTACAACTAAATACTGAGCGCCTATGAGCGCCCCGCTTGTGTGCCCTGAGCACCTCAAGCGGGGCTTTTTTGTGTTTATATGACAAGACCAAACGCAATTGAACGGGCAAAAATAGCACTGAACGTTTTCCGAAACGGCTTCCCTCAGAAGAGTACAGGCTCCAGAGAGAAGAAATCAGCGCCGTTTATCTGGCCGAACTGGAGAAACGAGCAACCGCAGTGGCAACTCTGTGATTATCAGGCATACGTTAAGGAGGGGTTCAATCTCAACTCAGTCGTGTATAGTTGCATAATGTACAAAGCTCGCTCTATGATGCAAGTGCCGTTGCGGGCCTACACCGGGACACGCGAGAATCCAGAGATGTTACCAGAAGACGATCCGCTTTCAAAACTGGTAACACGCCCCAATCCACACCAGGGATTTGCAGAGTTTCAAGCTCAGTGCGAGGTGTACCTTAACATTTCAGGGAATTGCTATGTAGCCGTGGAAAGAAAACCGGGAGAAGATGTGCCGGTTGCCCTGTATGCACTTCGGCCAGATCGCACTTTCGTTGTGCCACTTGGCAGGCGCGAGGTAGGCTATCTCTATGTACCGGAGGGCAAGACCTGGGAGAAAGGCGAAGCGATTCTGAGCAAGGATATGATGCACGTCAAGCTACCCAATCCGCTTGACCCGCTCGAGGGAATGGGACAAGGTTTATCGCCCATCTCACCAGTCGCCAGGAGTGCCGACGTCGACAACTCGGTGACGCATTTCCTCAAGTTGTTTTTCGACAAAGGTGTTATTCTGCCCGGCATCATCAGTGTCAAGGGATTCGCTGACGAGGCTACTGCTTCCCGTATCAAAGAACGCTACAAGGAGATTTACGGCGGTTATCGCAACTGGGCCGAGGAAATTGCGGTGTTGGATGAGAGTGCAAGTTATGAACGCATCGGTCTATCGTTTGACGAGATGGGGTTTCAAGTAATTGACGAACGAAACGAGAGCCGTATCTGTGGACCTTTTGGTGTTCACCCAATGCTTATCGGGACGCGGCTTGGTTTGTTTAGAAGTACAGAATCTAACTACCCTACTGCCCGGCGCGGCTTCTGGGAAGATACACTGTACCCAGAGATGAAACTGTATGAAGATGAATTTCGTTACTATTTGCAGGGTGGAAATAGTTGGGTGGCTTATGATTTCAGCGACGTGCCAGCATTGCAGAAAGATGTACCCGCGCTCGTTACAGCGGCGTATACGATGTTTCAAATGGGAACACCCGCCGATGAAGCGTTTGCCGCTGTTGGGCTTAAAGTTCCGCCCATCCCCGGTGGCAACCGGGGGTATTTGCCGTTCAATCTGATGGCAACGGGTTCGTCAGAAACGCCACGACTGCCGGAGCCGTCCGATCAACCCGTCGAGGCAGAGGAAGACGAAGAAGATCGAAGCGGTAAGGTTAAAACGAAAGCCAACCGCTTAATGCAGGAACAAAAAGCTGCCTTCTGGAAACAGATGGACACTCAGGCTATTTCCTGGGAACCGAAGTTTGGAGACGCTGCCAACGGCGCTTTTGCCCACGACCTCCGCGAGATACTAGCCATCGTCCACGGCGCAAAGTCAAAGGCGCTGGAAAGCAAAGCGACGATTGCCTGGAATGAAACTCTCTTGCGCGTCGAGGATTATTTAGCGATGGGCGGCCTGGAAAACTGGCGCGAGACTTTCGCTCCTGTGCTGGCGGGACTAGTCGAAGACCGAGCCAAGCAATTGAATATTGAGTTTGGTATGTCATTTGACGTTGAGAACCTGTTGGCCGAAGAATGGTTTATGCAATACGTCATCGAGTTTGCCCAACCCATTCTCGACACTACGAACGAGGCGATGCGGATTATGTTCCAGCAGTCGATGGAAGAGGGCTGGAGCATTCACGATATGACCAAGAATCTGGAGGCGATGTTTCAGCAGTGGATGAAGGGTGATTTGACGAAAGAGGACTTTGAATGGTACGCCTCTCGAATGCCCTTTTATCGCCGTGAAAACATTGCCCGGACTGAAACTGTAGGAGCATCTAATACCGGTTCGTGGGAATTGTACAAAGCGTGGGGCGCACCAGGGAAGGAGTGGTTGGCGACGGGTGACAAGAGGACGCGAGATGATCATAAACCGCCGACCAGTGGGCAAGTGCGGCCTATTAACGAGCCTTTCGACGTGGCTGGGATTCCAATGCAGCACCCTGGCGACAAGAGCGCGCCGCCCGAACAGATTTGTTTTTGTCGGTGCACGGTCTTGCCGGTACTGGAGATGTGATGGCAATGATTAGCTTGCAGATTGACTTCGCTCGGTGTGCTGGATGTGACTATCCTATGCGCTGTGACCTGTTGGTGGTAGCGCCACCGAATAGCAAACACGCCGGGAAACAATTATGCCGCCGGTGTCTCAGTAAGATAAAACCGGGGCCAGTCGAGACAAAAAGTGAGGACTAATAAAATGGAACGCAAGACATTTTCTGCAATGGTAACAAAGTCAGACGAGGCGCAAGGGATCGTCGAGGCGGTTTGAGCTGTGATGGGAAACGTGGACGAGGGCCTTGACGTTATTCACCCTGGCGCATTTACGAAGACGTTTGCCGAGCACGGGCGAAATGTGAGTGTGCTCGACAAACACCAGACCGATAGTGTATTGCGTGTCCTGGGCCACCCAATGGCCTTTCGGGAATTGGGGCGTGATGAACTCCCTGTTGAGATAAAATCCAGTTGTCCCGATGCAACAGGTGGGGCCTGGGCGCGTATCAAGTTCAATATGAAAACCCAAAACGGAAGCGAGGTTTTCCACTTGCTCGAAGCTGGCGACGTAAGGGAATGGAGCTTTGGGTATGACGTGCTCGATTGCGATTTCTCGAAGGCCACGAAGGAAGAGCAAGAAGTTACCGTTCGTAATCTTCGCACATTGAAACTGTGGGAGATTTCCCCCGTCATCTGGGGTGTGAACTCCGAGACTGCTACGACAGGGACAAAGCAGAAAGAACAAAAGCCCTGGGATATTTTCCCAGAGAGCGAACAGTTTTGTGTCTACAAGGTAGACGAGGAAGGCAATCAGACTGGTGAAAGTCTGGGCTGTCACGACACAGAGGAAGAGGCGCAAGCGCAAATGGCGGCGCTGTATGCCAACGAAGAAACAGATAAACAGATGACAGAAGAAGACAACCCCGAAATCGTACCAGAAGAGGAGGGGGGATTTTCTTGTGAGTGCATCGAGTGTGGCTACAAGATGGAATCGAGCGAACACTGCCGGGATGTAAAATGTCCAGAGTGTGGGGGGCAGATGCGACGGGCCGAACGACCGGGCGAAGGTGATAAAGAGACGGATATTGACGAAATTGTGCTAGATGAAGACGAAAAATCAGGGCGTTTCATACTGGTTATCAAAGATCATCTCACTGATATGGAAATGACGGCTGAGGCTCATAGATTCAACGAATGGCTAGACGGCAAAGAGCGTGGATTTGTAGCCAACGCTAAATGTCAATTGATCCGGTTGCCAGATGTCAACTCATATCCAGATTCTAAGGCCGGGCGTGTTCTAGCTCAACGCAACGCCGACCGTCTAGTAACAGCACTTGGCACAATACTCGAAATACTAGAGGACGCTGGTGTGGAAGTTCCAGGCTGGGAGAAACTACCCCAATCGAAACCACCACCAGATAAAACCGCACCTGACAAACAGGCCGCGAGTAAAGAGTCAATCGCAGCGCAGGCCGGGCCAGATGATAGTCTACCCACCTCAGACGAGTTGACGTTGTTGGATATTCACAAAATAAGACTAGCCTTGACGGGTTAGCTGAGATGGAGGATTGACTAAAATGGAAATCACAGAAACCAAGATCGCCGAGATGAAGGGGCAAGGAACTTTCTTGCTCAATGAAGCCCAACCTGTATTGCTCAACGAAGAAGCATCAGCAGAGGAAAAGCAGGCTGCCCGCGCCAAAGTTGAGCAAGCTATAGCAATCACAGCAGACATCGATTCCCTGCTTCAGATCAAGCAGGCGAGCAAGGCGTTTATGTCCACCACCGTCCACGACGATGATCCAGAACTGCAAAAGCCACAGGGGTTCAAGACCTTGGGTGAATTCCTTCTGGCTATCTATAATTCTGCTCGAGGTCAGCACGACAACCAGCTCAAGTCGTGGAGGGACCCGACTGAACCGGGGACGCCTGTTCGACAGACGAGCGGATGGAATGAATTAAAAGAACAAAAAGATCTGGTCGAAAGCGTGGGGGCTTCTGGTGGCTTTCTCGTTCCTGTAGAGCAAGGCACTGAACTGTTCTTTATCAAGCCGCCTGAAACTATCGTCCGCCAGCGTGCTACCATCATCCCTATGCGTCGCCGGACGATCCGCTTCCCCTCGCTCAACCAGACTAGCACGACTAGCGGACAGCCTCACTGGTGGGGCGGTGTGCTGGCGAAGTGGACCGAGGAAGTTACATCGAAGACCGAGACTGAGCCGACCTTTCGCCAGTTGACTTTGACGGCGCACAAGCTGGTCTGCTATACTGAGGCCGGTGATGAACTGCTCGAGGATTCTGCCATCAGCCTGGAGGCTCTCTTGATGCAAGCCTTTCAGGGTACGATCAACTGGTATGAAGAGCAGGCGTTTGTGAACGGAACCGGAGCAGGGCAACCCCTCGGCGTCATCGGTGCACCCGCTACCATCACAGTCAACCGTGCTGGGGCGAATGCTGTTGTCCTCGCCGACGTGGTCAATATGATCGAGTCGTTCCAGGGCGTTAGCCCAGTGTGGTTTGCTTCCCGGCAGTTGCTCAGTAACCTGATGCTGCTGAACGGCCCGGCAGAGAATCCGAGTTACGTCTTTATGCCCAGCGCCCGCGACGCGATGCCGCACACCCTGTTCGGGTATCCGCTCATCTTCAATGAACACTGCCCGGCGCTTGGAACGGCTGGCGATCTCATCCTGGCTGACTGGTCGAAGTATTTGATTGGCGACCGCCAGAGCATCACAGTGGACAGTTCGAACCACTATAGGTTCCAAAATGACATCACCGCATGGCGCGCCGTGCACCGCGTGGATGGAAGGCCCTGGCTTTCCGCGCCACTAACCTATTCCGATGGGGTAACTCAGATTTCACCGTTCGTGATCTTGGGCGATCCGTCCAGTAGCTAATCGGAGGTATGACAAATGTATACAGCTAAATTTACAGAACTGAACGAGATAATCGCCGGTCTCTACCCGGCGAACAAAATCCCGGCAGCTTACAACTCGGCTTGGGCATCGTATGCAAGCCACCAGCGCGGGGTGTACCTCGTCCGTGTAGGTGTGATGGCGGCCACCGCGACACTGGATTTCAAACTGCAACAGGCGACTGACTCGTCTGGAACCGGTGCGAAAGACATCAGCGGCAAATCCATCACGCAGTTGACGCAGGCTGGTGGTGATGGAAGCGAGACCTGCGTGGTTGAACTACGCACCGCAGAGCTTGACGTGGACGGCGGCTTTGACTATGTGCGGGGTGTTCTAACGGTGGGCACGGCAAATGTCTACTGTGAACTCATCCCTATCAAGTTCGTTGCGGCCTATCCGCCCGTATCCACTTCGGCGCTTGCTGAGGTGATTGACTAACCGAGGCTTGACAAGGGGAGCGGGTATACATTGCCCGCTCCCCAAAGGAAACCTATGGGCAAGATCTACGTCAAAGCAACAGGTATCATTCGCGAGACAGACGAGCACGGCGATCAAGTGGTTTACCATCCGGGTAGCTGGGTTCCTGTTTACAAGAATCGTGCCCGCCAACTATTTGCAGCTGGACAGGCAGAGATTCCTCGACAAGACCGGTTTGAAGAAGCTATGCAGTTTGACGGCTGTGGGATTTTGGCACGCTCAGACACTCTTCCTACTATAACCTTCTTGGGGCGGGCCGGTGAATTGCTCGACGTTGAGTGTGGCGCTATCTCTTTACCTTTCCCCGGGACGATGTTATGGAATACGGATAAAGTGACAGTTACAGAGAACGCCACAATCGCTGGGTTCTCTCGGTTACTTGATTTTGAGGAGACAGGACAGCCAGGATGGGAAATCCTGGCAATGCTCGTAGACGAAAACGAAACAGCAAAAGACTATGGAACTGATGAAGAAAAAGCCCGCACACTGAATATCGTTGGCGACTTACGTATCCCGGTTTATGATACGAATTTGATGTGGATGCGCAGAACTGCCAACACTGAAAACATCGTTGCGCGCTGGCGTTCAGAAATAGAATCAGGGGCAGATGAACAGCACGCTTTCCTTCGTTCACTTTACGCCGTTCGTGCAATGGTATGCACCCTGCCACCGAAGTGGAACTTGCGACAATTATGAGAGGCGTCATATACGTGGCTTATGGAGAGCGGGCCGTGATAGAAGCAACTGCGAGTATTCGTACTTTAAGAAAACAAAATCATTATCCTGTTGCCGTCGTCGGAGACAGAATTGAGGGAGTTGATTTTACCCTGGACAGTGAGAACATAGGCCAACCGGGGCGATGGGCCAAAACGATGCTTTTTCATACGACGCCATTCGTTGACACACTTTTCCTGGATGCCGACACACGGGTACACGGAGATGTGTCGTGGGGATTTAGGGCACTAGACGATGGATGGGATTTTGTAATCGTGCCAAGCAAAATAACTGGAGAGCCATTGCACCACCTGGATAAAAATGAGCGATTGGCGACACTGAAAGAACTTGGAGATAATTTCCCACTGATGCTCAATACCGGTGTGATGTGGTTCAAAAAGAATGAACGAACGCAGAAATTATTTGACGCCTGGCACAAAGAATGGTTGCAATGGAGACGGCACGACCAGGGGGCGCTACTCAGGGCGCTTCGTAAAAGTCCGGTAAAATTATTCATTGCCGGAAGACCATTTAACGGCGGCGAGATTGTAGAGCACTTATTCGGGAGGGCTGCCCTGTGAGAGATATTTGTATTATCATACCGACGCTTGACAAACAACAAGGTGAAGACACCGGGCGACGGGCACAGATTTCAGCAGGTATGGACACCCGACTTGTAGTTATACACGACGAAAAAGGACAAGGCTTTACGAAGACAGTCAACGCAGGGCTAGAGCGCACGTTATCAAATGAAGATGTTTGCTTTTTGAACGATGACATCAAGCGGTTTTCTTATAGTTGGCTGGCAGCATTACAAGCCGCGCTCTACGCAAAAGAGAATTACGGGATCGCTGTTCCGTCTGGGCACTGTGCATCGAGTATGAAGAGTGGACGATTAGGCAACACTGGCCTGGTACTTGCAAATACCGTTCCTTTTTGGTGTGCGCTTATACGGCGCGAGGTATTTGATACCATCGGTTACCTGGATGAGGATTTTATTCATTATTCATCTGATACCTGGTTTTGTATCCAAGCACGGAGGGCGGACTGGCGTAGCGTCTGGGTAAAGGCTGTCTATCTCTGGCACGAGCATCAAGGTTCTGGATTCAAGTCTGATTGGAAGATACACGACTCTGATGTATTCAAGCAGAGAATGTTAGAAACATACACGCGGGATGTGTTCCAATGAAACTGAACATCGTTACAGAGACAGAAAAACAACGCTGGTCACTGCGCTATGACGCTGAAAACCTGGCCGAGTGGATGCCTAGTGCAGTCATAACAGAGAAGCCCGATCCAGAAGCGGACGTGAATATGTTCATCAACTACGCCCTGTACGAACCTGTAGACACAGTAACGACGGCGATGTTCACACATCTTGAAAAAGAAGGAAAATGGGTGGACGTTTTCTTTGAGGTGGCCGATGCCGTAGACTGGTGTTTTGCGATGTGCAAGAATACATTGCGTCGTCTGCCAAAATGGAAATCGAGCATTATGACGGTCTGGCCGTGCCCGCAGTATTATCGAGACAATCTTACCATCGGCATCTGTGGCCGTGACTACAAAAGTGGGCGCAAGCGGATGCACTGGGTAGACGAACTGCGCGCTATTCCTGGGGTTGTGGTCAAGACGACAGACGGCAACGTGGCGAGGGAAGATATGCCTGCCTACTATGACGGCTTGGATTATCTGGTTGTCATCAGCGAGAACGAAGGGGGGCCGAAGCCAGTAGTTGAGGCGCTGGCGCGAGGAGTTCCGATTATTGCTCCCGACGTTGGGTATAGTTGGGATTTTCCGGTATTGCGTTATGAGACAAAGGAGCAAATGCTGGATATTGTACAGAGGCTCATTGTACCACATGATGCGTGGAAGGAAACGGCGCGGCAGGTAGCAGAAGTAAATCGGAGACTGATAAATGGAAGTTAATGGAAACATAAAAGTTCAGGAATTTTATAATCCACTTACAGGCAAAGCAGAGCGTGTTGATTATAGGTGGGAAGGCGGCGATGTAACTGAAATCTCTATTTGCTGTTTACTTGATATGATCGGCAAGGAAAAACTTTCAGCCGGGGATACTTTTGAGATTGGGCCATTCAGGCTACGTGTTGCTGAATTTATGCCGTTGCAAGGTGCTTTCAAAGTGGTTCGGATACGCGGAGCAATTTCATATTTGCTTTTTTTGTGGCATAGGTGGGGATACATCCCCGATTTAATATACCGCCGTTTGATTATCACGGCAACTGTTTGGAACTTGGCAGTTTATCAAAGAGGAAATATTCCATCGTGGCGTGATATAAAACTTGTCCATAGGATTTTGAAGAAATGAGCATCGTTATTTACTCCGCTGTCTTTGGAGGTTACGACACGTTGCTACCAACGAGGTATCAAAGCCTATGCTTTACAGACGGCGGTATGCCGTCCGTGAACGGCTGGTCATACCAGTCTATTTACTCAGGCCGCGATCCGAAATGGGCAAACCGACGATGTAAGATTCTGGCTCACAAACATCTCAATTGTGAATATTCAATCTATCACGATGGCAACGTTCAAATGCTTACCAGTCCTGAAAGGTTAATAACGAACTATCTCAAAGACGCTGATATGGCGGTGTTTACCCATCCTGAAGGGCGTGACTGTATTTACCAGGAAGCCCGCGAGGTGTTACGCCAGAGCAAGGCGAAACCGGGCACAGTCGGTGCACAGATGGAACGTTATCACCAAGATGGATTTCCAGAGCACTTTGGATTATCGGCTTGTTACGTGCTCATCAGGCGACACACTGAGGCTGTGGAGCGATTCAACGAACTGTGGTGGAACGAGTACGAGAGAGGTGCAAAGCGTGATCAATTATCATTCGATTATGTGCGCTGGAAGACAGGTATAAAAGTGGCAACGTTGCCAGGGAATTTATTCAAGGGAACAAGTGATGATTTCAAGCGATTTCCCCACGAGAGACAACGACAGGATTTTGCAATGGTAGACTGGAAAACAGCTTACGGAAAACAGTTAACACCAGACGAGCGACAATACCTCAAGAACACCGCCTCGCTCATTGCCGGGCGGTTCACAGATCCGGTCTTTGTGAACATCGGTATTTTTCGCTATGCTTCGATGTATTGCTTACGGGCAGGTTCACAGAAAGCGAAATTGTATGGAATTGACATCAAAAAACCAGACGTTGATCCGTCTCCTAGCTTGCGTACCACTGACATCATAGCAGATAGCGTGACTTGCCACACGGCATTTGACGGGCCGATTCATCTGCTTTTCGTTGACGGCGATCATCATTATGCTGGGGTGAAAGCAGACCTGGTGAATTGGACACCTAAAATTGTACCGTGGGGCATAGTCGTGATGCATGACTATGCCCCACTGCCCAAGCACTTGGTACTACTGCCTCACCTCGAGGGAGTGAGGCGGGCAATCAGCGAATGGGCACAGGAAGCAAGATGGGAACAACTAGACACGCCGGACTCATTGGCAGCATACAAGAGGCCAGAATGAAAAACCCGCAACCCGCTATCATACTGGCCGGGCCACGCACAGGCGGTACATTTTTAGCCTGCTGCCTGAGTAATCATCCCGACATATTTTGCACAAGGGGGGAGCCATTCCACCGGGGGAGCCGGTGGGGGGTGGCCTGCCAAGACCAGACTGAACGATTGAAATTGATCTGGTGCCAACAGCATTATCGAGCCTGTATGTGTAAGCTAATGCACAACCACGCAAGCCGTGAGCAGGTATGGCAATGTATCATAGAGTACGAGCCGCAGGTAAAGATCATTTATCTAACACGCGAGAATATTGTAGAGCAGTCTGTGAGCGTTGCGATAAACATTGCACAACACTCAGGGAAAGTGTGCGATCATCCGACGCATACATTTGAACAGGTACACCCAACACCGGCAACGCTAGACCCGTATGATGTTTTCAACTGGTGTCGTAGTTTGACGCAGCGACAAGGGGATTGGAGCCAGCGATTTCAAGAGAGCGGATTGCCTGTCTTGCACGTGACTTACGAACAGATGACGAGAGGCGTAGAAACATCCAGTATTGCCAATTCTGCCACCGAGGAGATTTGTCAATTTCTGGAAGTACCATATCGAGAGATGTATAGCGATATGCGTAAGCTCCACCGGGGAACAATGGCAGAGACAGTTGCCAATTGGGATGAAGTCGTTGCATTTTTGCAACAGACTGATTTTGCAGACAATGTAAATGAGGGGCTACAATGAATTTAAGCAAAGCATTATCTATCCGCGCTGGTGGCACATCTGTGGCCGATCTGCAATGGTTAGCAGAGCAAGCACGAGGATGTGGAAATATTCTGGAGTTGGGCTGTTACCACGGGCGTTCGACACG